GTCTTAAACGCCACACATGCTGATGAAGACGGGATTTCACCGTTTAATGAATTGACAGAAAACCGAGATAACTACATTCAGCCAAGTGAACTAAACAAAACACTTGCTCATCACTTTATGCCATTACGCTTGCAAGCGATTGGGGAATCAACAAAAGAAGGGAAGTATTACAAGTTCAAACACAACCAAAGTGCAGAACATTTGCAAAACCTTCTGTCGCCGTTTGGTGTTTCTCATAAGCGTCCTCATAGCGAAGGGGCTACGAACAAAAACAACCACACTGAACACAAAAGTTCACTCAACCCCCAATACGAGTACGCTATTCGCCACCTTTCGGAAAAGGATATGAAAAACAAGTTTAGCGGCTCTTTTTTGCGAAGAGCGCAATTTCCTCATTCATTCATTCCTACGCAACATGTAGGTGGCGTAACCGCATATGGCTCGGCACCATCCGATTCTCGTAGTTACAACAATGCTCGTCTTGCACACAACATGGAGACTCTTGGAGGTCGCATGAATCATCCTTACGCTCCCGCAAAGAAACTTTTTAGCAAAGCACAAAACTGGTTGCGTGGTGACGAATCAGCCAGTGGGGGTATGTCTCGTGAAGAGTTCAAAGACTTCATGCGATGGGGTGGACAGTCGGGTTTTTCTTTTGATTCAATGAAAAACCGTGTACTCAACGACGCATCCATGAATCACGCAATGATGGCTATTGGGAATGCGTCAAAGGTAATCGGCTCCCAAGACCCAAAAGCCATTTTGGATTACCTGCATGGGGAAGAAAGTCTTCATGATTTGAATGAGATTCTATTGGAAAGAGGCGTTGGTGAGTTAGACAAAACGAAATTAAACAATTCACTCAGTTCAATGATTGAGACTTTGAACGCTGAAATCAAAGAAAAGAAGAAGAATCAAAAAAACAAAACGACCATGGTGGCTGATGAAAAGGATGCAGTGGCACGGTTTTTGCAGTTTGGTAACATGCTTCCTTCTTCGCAAAAAGAGGATGAGTTGCTTGAACAAGTGGAAACGCTCAATGAGCGTTTAATGGAAGAGCAAGTCGCTGGTACTCCGTTTGAAGAACTCCTTCCAATGAGGGAGCAATTGCAACAAGCAACTCAACAGTTGGAACAACTACAAACAAAGGCGGCTGTTAAACAGCCTACAACGCATTGGGAAAAAGACCAAAATCGGCTTGAACAGATTGCCACAGGGCACCGTAGAACCGTTGCCGAGGTTGCACGGGATGTATTGTTGCCTAAGTTCCTTGAACATGACCCCGATGCATTTGACCCCAATGACCCCAAAAAGTTTCTTGATAATACTCACCGCTTAGTGCGAGATGCTCAACGCTATATCTCTACAGTCCCCCACTCAGTTCATGGTATCACTACCACCAATTATGGTATTGACGGTCAAACTATGACCACTGACCCTAAAGCGCAAAACCCCCTCCATGCTACTGTCGCACAACATTTGTCTAAAAATGGAAAACTCATTGATAGCAACATGAGTCCCGAAGAGGTCATGAAAATACTCAATCTCAGTGGACACGGTGTGATAAAAGAAAAAGCACAGGAACTCATTGACCTATCAGCCAAAATGAACACGCCTTTGTTTGCATCCACCGTTAAGGACATTCTTTTGAGCGGTAACATCAAAAACATTGATGCTCTTAACCTCAATCATTTCACCGATGAGGAAATGATGAGCAAGCCCGAAGAGGACTTAACTGATGAAGAACGCTTTTTCCGCCATGCACGAGAAAATGGTTATCACGAAGCAATGAACCATTTCCAGCAACAAAACGACAAAAAGAGTTGGAAAACACATCACTCACACAACATTCCCCGATTTATGTACATGAGACTTGCTTCTCCTACTCTTGAGGCTTCACGATTAGCGGCTGGTATCAACACCATCAGTGGTGACATGCACAACGCTTACGGTACTGACAGTAACACGAAAGCACGCAAAACAAACACAACGAAAAACCACCTTGACACCATCGTGCATTTTGACCCTCGTGCTTTAGAGGATGAATACGGCATTCAGTCGGTTCAAGACAACTACTACGAAACGGCAGGTCTTGGACAACGCCCGGTTGGGGCACCAAGTCCTGTAAACACGGCCCTTCTTGACAATTTTGACAGCGGTGCATGGCATCACGGATATGATGAAATCAGTCCTACACTTGGGGCTGAGTTTGACAGTGAAGGTAACATCCATGTTGGTAGCCATGCAGGGCCGGGGTTGTATCACAGTGTGCCCGAAGAAATGACGCAAATGATTCATGGAAAGGAAGTTGCTAATAGCGTGTATGGAAATGCTCCTCCACCACGAAATCCATCTAACCCGCATCAAACAATGAACATGAACACGGGCGAAGTAGCCAGTGAAAACCTTAACACTATTTCTACGGGTGAAATGACTGAAATCATTACTTCCCTACTTGACCCCGATGTACTTCTCAGTAAGAGCGACGATGCTAAATGGATTCCTCCGGTTCGTCCAATGCACCGCATTTTTGACTTGGCTGACCTTCAACACCTTCGTGGCTTTAGTGGTTCGTGGGTGGTGAGTAAATGGTATGATGGAAAACGAATTATCATTGTTCGTAATGACGGTGAAATTACCGCTTACGATGAAAACGGGCGTAAGAAAGGACTACGCAAAGCAACCAAAGAGGCTCTTGAAAAAATGAATGACAAGAACTACACATTGGACGGTATTCTTGGAGAAGAAGAGTTGAACCTCATTGATATTCTCAATTATGATGACAGCAATGTGGGAGAAATGCAGTTGTTTGAGCGGTTGAAAATCCTCCGTTCACAGTTTGATAGTCAAGAGCATGTGATTGTTCCCGGCCCGCATGACACTCGCATGACAGACGACGAAGGATTAGCCGACGCTGTAAAGAACCTCAAAGAAGACCACGATAACATTTTGTTGCGAGACAACAAATCCACCTACATGCGTGGTGAACGGCGACATCCAAAGTGGATTGTGTACCGAGATACCCGTGACTTCAATTTCATCATTCTTGACCGACGAGGCACAGGCCCGTACACTTACCAGTTGGGGGCTGGCCCGATTCTTGATGTTGAAGGTCTTGGTAATCGTGCTGTTGAGTACAAAGACCACAACTACATGGATGTGGGTACAGCGCACAATCAAAGTAAAATGTTCAAAGTGGGAGACATTGTTCGTGCGTCCATTACGGGCATATCCAAAAAGAATCGCAAAAACAGACCTGTGTACAATGTACAAGTCAAGGAGTTGGAAGGTGAAGGAGAAGGTGAGGGTGCGGCCAGTACCGAATCGCTTGACCTCATGACAAAATCCTTCGGCCCTATTCTTGTTCCTCACGACATTCAAATCACTGACTCGGAGATTCAAGTTTTGTTGAATGAAATTGATACAGTGGTGTACAAAATGGAAGAAGTTGGGGATGCTTGGTTTGTTCACTCACCGAAGAGTACAATGGGTGACATCACGAAAACTGACTATCCTGTTGTATTGGCTGAAAGCCTCTTGCCGTTTTGGTCGTCGGTTGCTCCTTTAATGGTAAAAGGAATTGTAACCAAGAAGGTAGAGGTGGACATGCCTAAGAAACCAACTGAAGAAGAAATGGAAGAGGGTAGTGCGGGCATCATTGATGATGATGACGAAAATCGTTTGCTAAAACCCAATCAAACCAAGAAGGCGTTGGAACTGATTACAAGAGCGTTGGATAAAATCTCCAAAGAGCGAATGACATGGACTGGCCCGAAGGGTTTGGGTATAGATGTTGGTACACCGCAAGAATCGCCTCGTGGCCCTACAAAACTACGAGATGATTCCACCTTACCGGATTTTGATGGCGAAAAGAAAAATGAGGATGAAAGAAAAGAAAGGAAAACCGAGCGACTGAACCACATTCAAGTGGAAACAGATGAAGGTGAAAGACTTTCTATAGATTACGACAATGACCAGCCTTTGGTGTCTCGTAGGTGACAAACCATTCATATACCATAACAAGGAGTCGGATGTTTAATGCTCGCAGTTCAACGACCTACTGACGGTATCGCTCTCCTCAAGAGCGGTAGCGATTTGGTTGTTGCTGGCTACGCATCGGTTGAACTTGTGGACAAGCAAGGTGACCTTATTACTCGTAGTGCCCTTAATGATGCTTTTGATGGCTTCATGAAAGGTGAAAAATACCGCAATGTGCAACTGGCTCACTCCAACATTCAAGTTGGTGAAGTCATTGATTCGTACATTGATTCCAACGGACGCATGTGGAAATCCGAAGTGGATGACACAGGCATGTTCGTTGTTGTTAAACTCCGCAACGACATTGAGAAGGCTCGTGAAGTAGCCGCTGAAATCCGCAAGGGTAACCTTCGTGGATTCTCCATTGGAGGACAAGCATTCAAGCGAGTGCGAAAGTCCGACATGGAAAAAGGCGACTACCAAGAGATTTCAAAAATGGAGTTGCATGAGGTGACGATTTGTGAAAAGGGGATTAACCCCGAAGCACAATTTCGCATTTTGAAGGAGGACAATAGCATGAGCGAAAACAATGACTTGAACGATATTATGTCACGCCTTGAAGCCCGATTGGATGCCATGGAAAAGGGAGAATTGCCTCCTCAACTTCGTGAGCATATGAAAGGAAAGAAAGGTGCTGATGAAGAAAAGAAACCCGAAAAAGAAGAAGGTGACGAAATGAAAGAAGACAAAGATGATGAAAAGATGTACAAGGGTGAATACTCCGATGTTATCTCGGCAGAATACTTGAGTTGGATGGAAAACACCCTCAAGTCGGCTGGCGTTGACACCGCAGGTGCCCGTTTGCACTTTGACCAACTTGAGAAAGCACAACTCGGTGGTTTTGATAACCCCGACGCTGTTGACGGTGCTGACTACTTTGCAGGACAAGTTCGTGGCCGAGGACAAGAAAACGGTTCTCCTTCTACGGGCGCAATCAACGCAATCACTTCCAGCGGCGGTAAAACCCCTGCTGGTGCCCTTGGCCCTGTTTCCATGGCTAAAGGCTACCTCAACTCCGAGAATGTGAGTGAGGCTGACCTTGAGGCCGCTTACGAAGTGTACAAAGCCGCCGCTTTGGAACAGCACTTCCGCAACGACCTTGAAGGCAACTTCGCTTCTCGCTTCAACGGCGAAATGGAAGTTGCAAAGGCCGAGGCTGAAAAAGCCGCCTTTGACGCACGGGCACCTCTTACGGAAATCGTGAAGTCCATTGAGGCTCTTTCTGACCGCATTGACAACATCGGTGCAGGAGCAGGCACGACCATTCAAAAGTCGGCTTCCTCGGTAAACATTCCCTCAACGCAAGACTTGGCAAACATGGGGTGGGACGAAGTTCACGCCCTCGCACAACGCACTTTGCGTGGAGAGTGAAACACAACTGAAATGAGGTGAACAAAAATGGCAAGAGATTACATCCGAAACATTACTGACATGGAACGATACTACTACGGCGCAGGCAACGCTATGGGCTACTCCTACTCCGGTAGCGAGTTGCTCAAGGCTGACGCTCCAATGCTGTCCACGACCGCTGGTACCTACCAAGCGATTTACGGACGCAAAGTTTGGAGCCAGTTGAACCAAGAGTTCAACGCCTTCTCCATCCTTCCAAAGCGACCTTGGGAACGAAGCGGCTGGCGAGTCATCACCGAGCGTCCTTCTTTCACTGTTGGTGGCGGTGTGGCTGAGAACGCTACGCTCCCCGACACCACCAAGCCAACCTTCCAACACATTGCCGCCAAGCCAAAGACTGTGGTTCACACCTTTGACATGAGCGAAACCGCAATGTTCTTGTCCGACAAGGACGATGGATTGGGCGACATCCGTGCAATCCTCAAGGAAGAAATGGGTAAGCACCACGCTGAGCATGTCAACAAAATGCTCACCACCGACAAAGGCACTGTCGCAGGGAACAACTTTGAGTCCCTTGACCGTGTTACCGTTGGTGCTTCTGCTTCCTCCGATGAAGACATGTACTCCATTGACCGCAGTGCAAACTCGTGGTCGTTGGCTGAACACAACGAAAACAGTGGTACCGACCGCAACTTGTCCCTTGACCAACTGGACGACCTGTTCCAAAAGACATGGACTCGTGGTGGCAACCCCAAGGTTATCCTTACGGGGTACGACACGCTCATGCGCCTTCAGCAACTCCTTCAGTCGCAACAGCGATTCATGGAAGAGAAGCGTGTTACTCCTACCTACAACGGTGTGAAGGGTGTTCCCGGTATTGAGGCTGGTTTCATCGTGGCTACCTACAACGGTGTTCCCATCATCCCATCCAAGGATGTGCAAACCGACACCTTGAGCCGCATGTACTTCCTTGACACGGACTACCTGTACTTTAGCACTGCAATTCCTACCCAATACTTTGAGAGCGGTATTGAAACCGGCGACCCATTCGCCATCAACCGCCTCGGCCAAGAGGGAATGTACCGTACCATGGGTGAACTATGGACGACTTTCTTCGGCGGTCACGGTTCAATCCGTGACCTCAAGTGAGGGTAGAAACAGAAACACATTGAGGTGAAAAAATATGGCAAAAGAACTTGTTTTGACTGGAACTGCAACTGCATCGCTCGTTGGTGCTTGGGAACTTCGTGCTGGAAGCATGGACACGACCGAGTGGCTTGACGGTGCCGCTGATGTGACTTACCCCGGTGGTGGCCCCGGTACTTTCGGTGCTGTCAACGGAAACGATGGCGCAAACGGCTACGATGCCGCTCCAAAGGTGGCACTTATCGCCCTTACGGATGCCGCTGATGCTGAGACTGTCATCCTTACGGAAGGCACGACCGACACCCGCACCCCTTCCATCCTCTCGGCATTCGTGACGAGCGGCGTGGCGGCGGCGGCTCAAACCCTTGGTTTGACCATCAGCGGTGGTACGATTACGCTTGAAGCATCTGCTGAGAACACTGGTACGAGTCAATTGATGGTATTCTACCACTGAGGTTGATTTGAATGCCCACAGTGACCTTTACTGGGCCTTTTTACGAGCGAAGGCGGCGAGATACAGCCCGCTCTTGGCTTCGTGGAGAGGTTGTTGAGGTTACGCAAGAGTGGTTGGACGAGTGGCGACACACGCTACCCGCAAAACACTTCTCCATTGAAGGCGATGAAGGAGTCACCGTTGACGGTGGCAATGACGGCATCCCCGACGAAGGTTGGTCACGAAAGGACATCCTTAAGTGGTTGACCGACAACGGAGTTAGCAAGGGTAGCGGGTATCTCACGAAAACCGCCGCTCTCGCTCTTGTGGAAGGGCATTTGAATCCCACAGAATGAGGTGAAAAAATATGGCAGTAACAATTGACAACCGACCAACCGTTTTTGGTGACCGAATGATTATCACTGGTAGCACCGATGGCGCAGAAGCCATTGATTTGAGCGACTTTTTGAGTTCCATTGATGGTGCAATGGTGAACAACATCGGTGTGGCGGCTCCTGCTCCTACATCGGGTATCAATAACACCACCATCGTGCTGAATGTCGGCGGTGCTTGCACATTCGTCGCTATGGGTCGCCGTGCATGAGGTGATTCCTCATGGTGGTTAGTCCAACGGTGAAGGTTCTCGGCCCTTACTCCCCAAAGGAGTTCAGTGACATCAGTACGCTTAGTACATTGATTACCACTGAAGCCGCATCTCTTGTAGGCACTACGCTGGTTTCGGCTGAGCCGATTACCGTTCTCGGTAATGTGTTCGTCGTCTTTACCACTGTGCCTTGAGGTGGTTGAGTGGGCTTTGATGTTCGCAACATTGACCTAAGCGATATTGTTCGTGCTGGTAAGCAAGACCGCAAGGCTGATTATCAGTACGGCGGCGAAGTGGTAAGTAATCAACAACGCCCTCTTGAGGGTATTACACAGTCTCAGCGTAACCGTAATCAAGAAATAGGAGACATCCTTAACATCGGTTCGGGTACACGCTGTAAGCACTGCGGGTTCCTTCACTTCCTGTGGAGGGCTACCTGTGGGGCTTGCGATAAACCAATGGACTACAACATGGGCCACCGTGACGAAAAGAAGAGGTTGTAAAAATGAAAGTACTAATTAAAGCAATGCGGCCACACCGACAAAAGGTGCTGACAGAAGACGGCGAAGAGTTACGCCTGCAACAGTGGGCAAACAAGCAAGCGGCTTCGGCTATGCGCTCCGCTGGCGATGCGGCCACTGGTGAACAGTTCACACAGGCCCGTGACGCTCTCATGCGTGATGCAGTGGCTAATCCCCAAGAGCATGGCCTCAAGTTCATGGGCGAGCGTATGCCTTTTGACGGCCAAACTTTGGAAGAGTCGCTGAGCGAACCCGATGTTGAGGGCGAGCAAGGGCCGGGTGAAGGGCCGGATGAATGGATGGGGGATGAATCTCCCGAACATTTTGAAAATGTAAGAGAAAAAGAAGGTGTTGAACAATTTTTGAAGCGTCCAAAACCCGACATTTTTGACGAGCAGGGCAACCTTCGCCAAACGCTCCCACGAGGAAATACATACACCAATGTTTCATATGATGCTAATGTGAACACTCCTACAGATGAAGAAAAGAAGCAAATGATGGCTGAAAAGCAAAAAGAGTTTGATGCTGATGCTGAGGCTGAACACCTCCGCCGCATTATGACTTCTCGTGATGTTGCTATGCGTGACGCTTGGACTGTGTTGAAAAATGATTTCTTCAACCCTCCCATGGTTCCCTGTGCAAAATGCGGTGCCAAAACTGAGCCGATGATGTATTATGGCTCTAATGAGATGGGGCCGCAACATAACACGCTTTGTGAGCGATGCGAAGATGAGATGCACGAGTGAGGGGGTTTGATGTATGCCAGTAGTGTTCAGTCCCGGTGAGCCGGAAACCCGGCCTCTTGACCCATCTGCTGTCGTGTACTGCACCGCTCAACAAGTCGCTGACCTACTGGACATCGGCCCGCAAGACGCTATCCTCATGAGTGCTGACGCTGACACGGACGCTGTGTACATCACAGGCAACGAGTTTCGTCAAGTGGGTTTTAGCGTAGGCGACAAAATCCGTGTGTACAGCGATGCTGACCCCTTCGGTGAGGACGATTTGGAAATCACCGATGTCGGCAAAGGCGCAGGCGACAAATCAGCGCATGTCAAAATCACATTCAGTGGGGCTACGCTGACCGCTACGGATTACGAAGTGGCCGACAACGGGTATGTGCAGAACAAAGCCTCGTTTACCAACGGGCGTGTTCGTGGTGTGACCAAGGCAAAGGTAGAGCATGTGATTCTCAAAATGCAAGACCGCATTGACAACATGACTCGCAACGCTTGGCGACCTTACTTGGTGGCCGCTGAGTACATCAATTTTGACACCTACAAGCCCTACCGCCGCCGTTACTATACGGATTATGTCGGTACCAGCCCACTGCTGTTTCGCAATGTACAACAAATGCTCCGTATTGAACTGTGGCAAGGTGATGACTACCGTGAAATCGGAGCGGCTGAGGCTCGCATTAAGTTCAACGATGTATCAAATCTTTCATCAGCAAACATTTACCTTTCACCCGGCAATGGTAGTGTAGCAACGCTCGCACAAGGCACAGGTACAGGACAGTGGCGTGACGACTTTGATGCTACGACTGTAGCCCAAAACCTCGCTGACCTCATCAACAAGGAGGACAGGGTAAACAAGGAGGCCGTAGCCTTTTCACCAGCATTCACTTTAGAAGGCTCCACTGCCAATGTAGCGGTTCACAATGAGTTTTTTGCTTCGGCCAACAGTGACTACGGCACGGGTGTGGTAAAAGTCACTTCCATGCGCCCTGTCAAGGCTGGTGAAGTCTGTAGCATCGTCGTGGACAGCAGTGACATTGAACTTGACCAAGTGCAGACGGCCAGCACGACCGCATCGGCTGAGGCTGGTGGTACGATTACGGTGGCTTCCACCACCGATTTTGTACAGGCTGGTGTGGCTACGGACGGCACGAATGTTTTCCGTTATACAGGTAAAACTGACACGACCTTTACAGGCTGTGTGGTTGTGACGGGTGCCCTGCCTTCCAGCGGTACGATTACTCAGCAATCATTTCTTGTGGACTTGCAGGGTGGAAGTGGTAGCGGCGATGTGGGTCGCTTGCGAGACTGGTGGATTGACTACGAAATGGGTATCATTTACTTCAACAACTCCTATCCGTTCTTTGAATGGAACGCCATCAAGGTGGCTTACATCTACGGCGAGCGATATGTGGAAAAGGCCATTGAGGATATTTGTACAAAAATGGTAGCCATTGAATTGCTGATGGCTGACGACCGTAGCGTGCTAATTCCCGAAGGTACACAGAACATTGACCTCGCCAGCAAGGTACAACTGTACCAAGCCGAGATTGACAAGACTCTACCGAAGTACATTGAGATGGTGGTGTTTGAGTGAACCAGCGTGATTTTGAGCGTCAAGGTGATACGATTCACCAGCGTTTGATTGAAGAGGTTTTCAAGAAAGACAAGCACATGCAAGCCCAGTTTCGTGAACAATTCACGACACAGCCTGCCGCTTTCCGTGAGCAAATGGAGCGCATTGAGGCTGGTGCTAAGGGCTTCACCATGCAGGATGGCGTGGCCATCAACAACAAGACCGGAGAGCCAGCCAGTGAGGTAGAGAACAAACTCATTCAAGACGCTACAGACAAGGCTATGATGCGCCAAAACCCCGACCTTGAGCGGTTCAATATGCGTCACGATAATGGCTTTTTCATCCCCATTGACTTCAAGAAAATTATTGAGAAGGAGGGGCTGTGATGGTCGCTACTTGGACTGAGGGGCTGGATGTACTTATTGGTCTTTTTCAAACAGATTGGAACCGTGCGAACACCAGTAACTACCGCCCAGTGGTGCTTGACATTGCTGATACCTCAGCCGAGCAAGGGAAGCGGCTTGACTTGGACAAGCACGATTATGTCCTGTTGTACGAAACAGCCCACAACGAAGAAGCACCCGAACTGTTTTACGACTTTGTAACGACACGCATAAATATCACGGTGGATGTCCGAACCATTAAGGGGCGTAAGCATTTACAGGCTCTTGAGAACGAAGTGCGGAGGGTGATACATACCAAGAGGAAAGGTGACGGTATAAACTTTGACCGACTCGTGTTCAAAACCCGCACCGATTTGAGTGACCGAAGCAAGTTCCTTTTCCGTATGACATTCCAAATTGAAGTCGTGATTTTAGCGGAACTGATACCATAGGTGAACAAACATGCCATCAACAGTGTACAAGGGCGATTTGGCGGAGGTTTCCTTCGCTCCCGAAGTTGGAATTACCTTGCAAGGCGGCGGCACAGATTTTACCGGACGCATCAACAAAACTGCTGGTAACGATTATGCTGAAATTGAGTTTTTAACTGGTGCAAACAATGTATTTTTTGATGCCACGAATACCAATTATTTGAAATATCCAACAAACATTCTCGTCGGGTCGCAATTGGTCTTTACTCCTACCAGCGGTCTTACCAGTTCGTTAAATGCTGGTGATTTAAGTAGAGTTTTTACCATTGTCAAAAATGAAAATGAAATCATCACCATCAGTCCCGCAACTCTTACTGCGGGTGCTACTACAATCAACAATACTGAAATACACATTCTGCCTTACAAGACCCCACCGCTTAATACAGATATGAACTTCACTGGTAGCAATGAAAGTGTCCTTACCGACCAATTTCTTGGTATCGCATCGGCCATCACGCTTCCCGAAACCAAAGTTGATTTGAAGCGATTCCATGTTGTTGGTCTTGGCCGAGACACCAGCGTGCAAGTGCCGGGTAAGTTCATCACCGAGGGAGGTTCTTTTGAGGTCGCCATGCACAGTGCCCGATGGCTCAAGTATTGTCTTGGCGGAGAAGTAGTTGATGATGGTACAGCACCATCTACGCCCGCTCCAACGACACTTAACATGACTGATGGTGTTAAAGCGGGACAAAGTTTTATTCAAGTCACTTCGGCGGCAAGTTTCGCTATTAACAAATATGTTATCATTAGAGACACCAGTGTCTCAAATACGGTACCTGTCGTGACTACACATGAAGCCGATGGTAATACTTGGGATGGAACTGTTACTGATACCGCTTTTGATGTAGCGACAAAATACGAGGCTCGTCGCATTATAGGTGTGGATGGTACCATCATTTACTTGGACGAGCCTTTGTTGCACTCATATCCAAACTCTTCATCAGTGTGGTTGCGAGATTATGGCGACTCAAATACCAACGCTCCTGCTGTCTCTTCAGCGGGGGCGATTACAAATGCTGTTACGCACTTGCTATACACAAACACCTATCAGCCGTCCTTTAGCCTTGAAGTGTCCCAACGACGACGAGACATTGATTCCGACGAAGGGGGTACAGATGGTGGGCCTACCGATTCCAAAGAATTGAGTCGTGTGTTCCGTGGGTGCAAAGTCACTGACTTCACCATGACTACGGACAACGATGCCGCTCTTCGCTTGGCTGTGAACTTCAACGCCGCTTTGTGCTATACGGACACGGGACGACTGGAAGGTGGAGTGTCCAATTACGCCGCTCATCGTATGTTTGATGACACTGCCAACACCGACACAAAGCGGTTTATTTCGGGTATTGCTCCAAAAACACAAAAACCATTCATGTTTTACAACGGCACAATCAATGTTGCTGGCCAACAAGTGGCTCAAGTGTTGAACTTCACGCTCACTGGACAAACAGGAATGCAGGCTTTCCACACCATCAACGGACAAAACAGCCAATCCAGCGCAACTGGACAAGTACCCTTTGGTGGTTCTCGTAACACCAACATCATGGTTGAAGGTCAAACCTCCTATGAGATGACGATGGAAATTGGTGTGGACGACCCCTTGTTCTTCCACAAAATGCGCTCGGCTGAAGACTTCAGCACAAATGCTGATGCTACTGATAGCAACCAAATCCGTATTTTCTTTGAAAAGACTACCACCACAGGTAATACTGAACAAATGGTGTTGATTATTGACGATTACATTATTGTTGAAGCACCCCTACAAATCCCCGAAGATAAGGGCATGGTCAAGTCGCAACTCAAAATCATGCCAAAGACCATCAAGGTTATCGCACGAGATACCATTATCAAATACTGAGGAATTGACATGCGAACTTCACTCAACAAATATCGCCGTCTTGGGCCACTTGCTTACGCTCGTTGGGTGTGCGAGGCTAACGGTGTGGAGTTTGACGAAGTGATGGTGGGGTTGATGGACAACCACGCCATCCACACCCATGTGAAGAGCCTGCTGGCTCCTGCTGATGAGCCAGCACCGCTGGTGGAAGAGGAGGTCGTGAACCCTTTCCCGGCTGACATTCAAGAATACGATTCATTAACCGTCGCAGAACTGCGTGCGCTTTGCAAGGAGCGTGGCCTACCTGTGTACGGCACCAAGGCTGAAATCGTTCTGCGCCTCAAGCAGAATGACGAAGGTACAATTCCCGTTGAGGAACCGGAAAGCCCCGCTGAAGCGGCCCTTGAAGGCGACTCGGAAGCCCCTACCGAAGAGGTAGCCGCATCCAATGGAGAGGAAACTGATGAGCAAAACAGTGGTAACGAACAAGAGCCTGCTATTGAAGAATGACGAAACGACCAAGCATGTAATCGGGATTGACCCCGATGACGATACGCAGGTCATTGAGGTATGGGTACGAGACATCTCATTCCTTGACATCCAAGCCGCCGCACAACACATGCTTCGTGTTGAAAAAGGCGATGTGACTCTTGATTTGGCTGGCTACTGGCGATTTGCCTTCTCCAATTGGATTACCAAAACCAACCCCAGTTTGACGACTGACGAATTACTTTCCCTCAAAGGCCACATCGGAGAACAGGTCTGCAAGGTACTCCCACAACCACAGGAGTTGGCGGAGGCACTGCAAGGGGGGTTTACCAAGCCGACCGAGTGAGGGTAGAGAGGTTCCTCAAGAAAGACAAGTACGATTCGGTGGAGGACATAAGCACGCAGATTGAACTGTGGGCTTACATCATCGCAAAGCACTTTGGTATTTCATTGATGGAAGTTTACTCAATGCCCCCTCACTTGTTCAAGCAATCGCTCGTGTGGGCGATGGTATCAACCGAAGAGAACAATAAGGAGATTGAGCGTAAGAAGCAACAGGCCAAAGCCGGAGATAGGGAAGTCGTACCACTGGATTACTCGTTTTTAGACTGGGAGTGAAAGAATGTCGCTAATTTCCATGATTTCGTCCATGTCCAGCATGGTGTCGCAAATTGGCCCCGGCTTCAAAGCCGCTGGTTCAATGGCGATGGATGCTCTCAAAAACTTGGGTAAGTGGTTCAACGATACTGTCATTCAACCAATTCGTGATGCTGTTGAAAGCATAGGGGAAAAGTGGGATGCACTCAAAGAGATGGTCGGTGCTGTTTTTACAGGTATTGGAGAAATAGCACTTAGTGTACTTGGTGGGTTATGGGATTTAATACAAGCCATACCGGATGTATTCACGCTTGACTTTTGGACAGGGCTGTTTGCGAGCATAGGTGAAACCGTAGGAGGGTGGCTTGCGGCTGTATGGGATTTGTTGCCCGACATGCCAGCCGTGTTTACCAAGCAGTATTGGATTGACCTGTTTGACTTTGACATGCCCGATTGGGGTGCTATGTTCTCTTTTGAACTTCCCGACTGGTTGCAAACCTCCGTTGATTTCATTCTCGGTAACGGTGCGTTTGCAGGCTTTTCAATTTCCGATAGGCTTGACTTCGCCTTTAACCTCCCCGACTGGCTTCTCACTACTGTTGATTTTTTAACGGGAGAAGGAGCGTTTGCTGGCTTTAGCCTCAAAGACCGTTTGGATTTGGTTCTTGATGCACTACCTCAACCTCTCAAGTTCATCGCTGACCTGTTCCAAGGATTGTTTAGTATTTCTATCAAAGATTTCATCAATTTTGGTATTGACCTTGCGGGCGATGCGTGGGACTTCATCAAAAAATTGATTGATGACCCACTCGGCACTTTTGCCGATTTGGGTACATCAATTGCTGGTTGGGCAACGGGTCTTGGTGAAACATTTGGTGGCTTACTTAAAGCACCAATAAACGGCATGATTGGGCTTGTAAACGAGTTTTTCGCAGGCTTCAGTTTTTCAAAATCCATTGATTTGCCGGGTCTTGACCCATTTACAATTGGATTTGATTTAAGCGATTGGAGTATTCCTCAACTGGCTAAGGGTGGTATCGTAAACAAACCTACACTCGCCATGATTGGTGAAGACGGCCCCGAAGCCGTTATCCCACTTTCACAGCGCAACAATCCACAGGGTGTAGGTATGGGCGGGGGCACCT